CACTGCCCCGCCCCCCCGCCTGGGCCCGCGGTGTTGCCCCCGCCGGTCAACGGCGCCGCAATGGCTTGCGGCACCGCCGCCACCGTCGCCGCACCCAGGTCTTCAAAAACCTGCGCCGCTTTCCCGCCGCGTGCCGTGTTTTCTGCGTACCGCTGCTGCACGCCCTGCGCCTCCGCGTCAATAGCCCGGTTCCAGCGGTTGAAAAGCCAGTTGCTGGTGTCCGGGTCCCAGTAGCCGTTGGAGCCCTCCCGGGCAAAATCACCCAGCAGGTTCTCTATCCATGCGCCGGCGGAGCTGCCCACTTTGGCGATCTGTGTCAGGCCCATTTGTCCGGCCTTTGCCAGCCCCTGCCCAACGTTATATTTCCCCGCCGCACTTGTTGTGTTCCCCGCAGGCACGCTCGGCGTAACCAGCATAGACGTGTCCGGCTTATAGGTGCTGGGCGCTACATCCGCCGCCGTTCTGCCGCCGGTGCGGATAATGTCGCCGCCCATGCCGGCAGCTTCCATTTTGCTGCGGAACTTATCCTGCCACCCACCGCTGTCTGCATTGCGGTTTGTCCGGCTTGCTGCGGGGATGTCGTTTTCCATCCCCGCAGCTTTCATTTTCTTCTGAAATGTCTGCTTCCAGCCCATCGCGCCCTCCTTATTTCCCCGGGTTCTTCACGGCGTATACCAGATCGCTGTACTGCTTCTTTGTGATGTTCCCGTTTTCGTACATAGCCTCCAGCGCCATCATCTGCCCGCTGGTGGTCCTTGCGTTGCTGGTGGCCAGGTTCAGTGCCGTGCTGCTGCTGTATCTCGCGTTGTCGCTGCCGCCGGATCCACCGTTGCCGCTGCGGCTTTTCAGCCGGTCAATGCTTGTCGTGCCGGAATATCCGCTGCCGCTGTATGCGCTCCGTGCCGCGCTCTGTGCCGCCGCCAGACGATCATTGTAATCGGCCAAACTGTCCCGATAGCGGCCGTACTCGTCGTTTGCCAGATTGCGGTACAAATTGGCGGTGTCCATAATGTCGCCGCGCTCCTGGGAATACATCTGCCGCGCCACTTCCTCCAGCTGCGCCATGTACTGGTTGTACTGCTGCTGCGCCGCCGTGGTGGCATAGCTGGAGGCCAAGCCTCCGGTACGGGCGGCTACCTGCCCCAATACGTCCTGCATGCTCATCCGTCCGTTGTTGCCGTACCGATCCGCCAGCGACTGGTACTGGCTTCCCTTTGTCCAGTCCTCATAGTTCATGCTGGTCAGCTGCCGCGCCAAAGCATTTAGCTGATCCAGATACGAGCTGTTGAAGGTGGGAAGTGCGCCCACATCTACCGGCATTTCCACCCGCGTGTAGCCCCCGCCGGAATTGCCGCCGCTGTTCCCGTAGTTCAGTGCGCCGCCCACAGCGCCGCCCATTGCGCCCGCCAGGGCGCCATTGACCGCGTTGTTTTTAATCGCCGTTTTTTTCATGGCGACGGCGTCCGCAATGTTGCGCCGGTTATTCGGGTCGCCGAATAGTCCGCTTACTGCGCCCATAACACTGCCGGTCGTCGCTTTTTTGTTTTTCCGTATAGCCATAGGCATCCTCCTTATGTCTTGTTTTCCAGCGCCGCCACTCTCTGCTCAAGCGCCGTATAGTCGTTGCCCAGTGCCGTCACTCTCTGCTCCAGCGCTGTGTAGTCGTTGCCCAGTATCGTCACGCTCTGCATCAGCGCCGATATGCTGGCCCCCTGGCTGTTCACCGTGCTCTGCAGGGCGGATACCGTATTCTGCAGCGCCGTCAGCAGAATGTACATCTCCGCGTTGGACACGCCCGCCTTGCTGACGTTCTTTGTCACGTTGCCCATTGCCCAGTCAATGCGCTGGCACATGTACTTAATGTAGTTTTCGGTTATGTCCAGCGCCTCTGACGGGTTCTCCCTCGGCAGCTCGTTTATGCTCTCCGGGAAAACGATCATTTCACATCACTCCCCACCATAAACGCTCTCGATATGCCCAGTATGGTGCACGGGCCCTTGCCCTCCAGCCTGAGCTCAAATTTGTCGCACCGGTTGGCCGCAAGCCGCAGGCTTGTCACGTTGTGCTCCTTGCCCACCACCGTGCCGCACGTCTGCCACGGCTTCCCGTCGCAGCGCATCTGTGCCGTCATGTAGCTGCCCTTCGGCATCTCCAGCCGCATCAGTATCTTGGAATACGCTTTCTTGCCGTCGATGGTCTCATACATGGGGGCGAACTGCGCCATCCACTCCTGCGCCTGCGGCGTGTCCTCGCCATCCAGCAGGTACACGTCGCCGCCCGCCAGCATGTACAGCTTCTTGCCCAGCCGCGCAAAGTCCACCGCCTCCGTGCCGTCCTCCAGCACCCATATCCCGGTCTTGGTCTCATACACCATCAGCCGGTGCGCCGTGCCGTCCTTCACGCTCAGGTAGTAGCTGTCGCCGTCGTTGCCGGCTACCGCATCGGTAAACTCCTTCTCGCCGAAGTTGTCGCTGATCAGCATAGGCGTGCCGCCGGAGTAGGCGTATACCCCGTGAGGGCCTTTATAGAACAACGTGTCGTTGATCACCTGCTGGCTTTTCTGACATCCATCCTGCAAGCCCTCCATTTCGTAGGTGTACATGGCGTACTCCGCCGGATAGCTGCCCAGCATTTTGTGCAGTTTTGTCTCCTTCCAGAACAGCACCGAAGAGCTCAGCTTGCAGCAGCCTGTGAATTTACCCTCCGTGCCCACTGCCAGCGTATAGGCGTCTGTGGATAGTCCCTCGTACACGTAAAAATTCGTGGGGTCGCCCAGCGCACTGGCGTATATGGTCTGCGTGTCGTTGTTGCAGCCCCACAGCCGGTTTTCGCTCTCGCAGATGTAGTCCAGGTCCGGTATCTTTCGCTCGATCTTAATGCTGGTGCTGGCCTCGTTCACCGCCGTAAACGTGTTGTCCGCCACCGTAATCGTGTTGGAGGTGACCGCCTTAATGACAAAATCCTTGTTGTTCTCCGTCTTGGAGGTGCAGCCGGAAAGTGTCACGCCGTCGCCCGCCTTGAACTTCGTGGTCAGGTCCGCCCAGCCGTTCACGGTTATTTTGTTAGTGGCAAACGTGGCCTTGCTGCCGGTGATCTCCGCCGCCAATGGCTTTACCTGCTGATCCTTAATGTCCAGATACACCTTGTCCGGCCATATCACCATCTTGGTATTCACCACGGCAAACTGCTTCTTGCCCGCCGTCACCGTGCCCACCGTCTGCCCGTCGTACAGCAGGGAGGTCCCCTGCACCGCCACCAGCTTGTCCCACGATGTCAGCGCCGTCACGTTCTGGTACCCGGTCTGCTTCAACCGTCCCTTACGCGTGGTGATGTACGGCCACCGTCTGGCTGACAAATTCAGGCTGTCCCGCAAATCGCCGTTCTGTATGGCGTCCGACCAGTTGATGCCTCGCATCTGCACCATCTCCACCTTGTTGGGGTTCAGGGAATAGGGCAGGCTTGCCAGTCTCATCCCATCACCTGCACATTCCCGGTGTCGTCCGGGCAGTGCTGCCGGCGCCACCACGCCATTGCCTCACTCATCGCCTCGTCATACACCGCCTTGTCGTTGCCATACAGCGCCGTTTCGTTGTTGTAGTAGTCGATCTGGCTGCACAGATACAGCACATACACCCGGTCGTAGGGCGCGGGGAGCAGCAGCTCCCCGTCGCCCGCCGGCCAACTGTGTATGTAGGAGGCCATATCGATCCTCTCCCCGATCTGCTGGTCCAGCCCGATCACCCACGCCGCTTTCTGCTCGTCGCTTATGGTGTTCAGCCGCAGCTCGTCCGCCTGCGAAAGAGTATCTGTAACCGTCATGTCTTCACCTCACTTCACGATCTCCCACGTGCCGCACGTTCCTGTGCTGTTCATGATTTTCACCAGCAGCTCGCCTGGGGTCATAGGCTCCAACGGCTCCGCAGGCTTTGTCTCCTCCACATACGGGATGCCGAAGTATTCGCAAAGCCCCTTCGCCGCGCTCTCTGCGATCTCCTTCATGTGCGTGTGGAACCATGTGGCGTCCTCCAGGTTGTCGTGGAACGCGTGCTCCTCGTAGAAGGAGACGGCCTTCGGCACACGCAGCTCATACCACTTGGAGGTGGCCACCAGTTTCACCGTTCGCGGGTAAATCTGCTTCCGGTACTTCACCATAATCTGGCCGAGCTTCTTGCCGTTCTTGGAGTAGGTGTAGTACATGGGATAGCATCCCCGGGAATTGCCCTTGCCGTCTGCGCTGCCGTTGGTGTGGCTGACGTAATGCACGTCTGCGCCCCACGCGTCGCTCTCCCGCACGTTCTGCTTCATGATGGCGTTGCCGTTGTCGCCGTTCATGGGTGTACGCCGATAGCCGCGCTTGGTGGCAATGCCGCAGCGGTTCAGGATCGGCTCCAGAATGTCAATGTACTCATTGTTCTCCAGTGCCTCATAGCACTGTTTCCCGTCCGGGCGGGGATATACACAGGGGTTCGCCATGTGCATAGCCGGGGACAGGTATACCTTCGGCGCGGCCATTTACATGGCCTCCTCGTCGTTGGTAGACTTCATCTGCTTAAACACCTGATTGACGCCCGTTGCGGTCAGCCCGGACATGATGCCTACGGCGACCGCCGTAAAGTAGTCCCCGGCAGGGAAATCGGGCATATTGAATGCCAGCGCCAGCGCACCGATGATGCCGCCGCACACGCCGCAAATGATGGGAATCCATTTGTTGTCCAGCGCCGTGGCCTTCACGATCATGCCAATCAGATAGCAGATGACGATGATAGCGGCAACAGTGGCCACTCCGATAGTGTTGATGTCCATAGTTACTTCCTTTCCGGCTTTACGCCTCTCGCTTGATGGGCAGTTTCCTTACTTCCTCCATGACCCGTTTTGCACTGCCGTTGCCGCCCATCTTTTCATACGGCTGGTACAGATAGTCATTGAGGTTTTCGTACTCGTCCTGCGTGATGTACCCTCTCGTCACGTACACCATGCCCAGATGGATGATGCGGTCATGCGCCAGACCCACCAGCATCTTCCGCTCTGCGTTATTCTTGTCCGCCCGCTTCGATACCAGTGCCCACAAACCGCTGCTTGTCAGCACCGCTACCGCCAGCGGTACGGCGATCTGCTGTACCCACGGTTCCATTCGCCGCGTTCTCCTCTCAAATTATTTTTGCACCCTCGACACCCTTCGACCGTTTCTGACACGCCTCCTGTGCTATCCTGCTTGCAGAAAGGAGGTGTTCCCATGCCCGAGTATTTCACCCTGTTCAACGCCGTCACCGACGCCATTGTCCAGCTTGAAAAGGCCGTTGCCGCACTTAAACAGGCACAGCTCGATGCCGAGGAAGCCTACATCCAGCGGGGGGAGTAATTCTCCCCGCCCCTTATTCTGCGTACACGCTCCTCCTTACTCCGCTTCCCCGCCATTCTCCTCCACCGGGTTGTTCAGCTTCTCCAGATACGCCGCCAGATACGCTTCCGGGCTGGAGTGCTCCCCAACAATACTCTTGGCTGTCCGCAGGGTGTTGATTTCGGTAATGTACCCCTCCTCCCCCACGCAGATGACCGTTTCGTTTTCGTACTTGAAGTTCTTGATAGCCTTTGCTACCCGTTTGTCCTTGCAGGTCTCTCCTGCCTTTACGATATAACCTGTGTACATGTTTGTTTCCTCCTTTTAATCAAGCTGTATATGGTGTGCCATCCAGAGATATCCATTTTTGCTGAGTGAGGTCATATAGGTATGCATCCTTGGTTTGTGCATAGCCATCAGTCCCACCGAGGAATACCCCGCTAACCCCTACCTTCAAATCCCAATCTTTACCTTTAACTGCGTTCCACGTGTTGTCTAAGAACCCTTCTTGAATAAAAAGTTTTCCGTTTTCCAGCTCATAAGCTCCTTTGAATTTGTAAAGTGGAACATTTCCTCCGTATTTAGCAAAAAGTAGCTCTACGTTTGTTAACATGGCAGAGTTAATGTAAACCCCTTCATGGGCTCCAACGGTTACAAAATCAAATTCCCCAGTCTCTATGTTATATCTTTGTGCATAGTTAGTCTGGTGGTTAATTATAAAACTGATTGGTATAGTTCCTTTAGGCATTCCACCGAACCAATAAATGTACTTTCCTATGTTTATTCCAGGCATAAAACAACTTGATTGACCACCTTTACTTATGGTTATTTGATTTCTTGACAAGACCTTTGTTTCTAAGTCAAAAATCTCCATCCAATCTGTATACGGCACGGAACCTTCTGCTGCGGAACCTCCGTGTCTTGCGTATAATTTACCGCCAGCAGCTACTACAGAAGTTCCTCTCATGTCAGCAGAAGTAGTAAACAAATATCCTATATCCGTAGCAGTTGATGGGTCATCAGAGTCTATTTCATATATGTGGGAAGAACCTACATACCCAGAAGTACCAGATGAACCATTTTGTCCAGCAGTAAAATAGATTTTTTTACCTACTACAACAGCATTACCAAGTTGACAACAAGAAGTTATACCAGACACACTAACATCCGAATAAGTTTTTGTTTCTGTGTCTATTACAAGTATTCTGGATATATTATACCCAAAATTTGTAACACTCGCCCTAGAAGCGCCATTTGAGTGACCAAATAATCGGAAGATTTTTTTACCGATAACTACAGAAGGTGCTGTGTAATGTAATTTTGGTGGATCGCTACTGAAAGTCAAAAACTTAGACCACGAACCGTTTTCATACACATACATATCAAACCCGGAAAAGATGTAAAGTAAACCATTGCAATACGTTAATCCCTGTGCACCAGTATCGTTCGGAATGCTGACTCCATACGCAGTGACCGCCTCATTACCGAATGGTATAACTGCTTGAACAGTTACAGAATTGGGTTCATCTTCAATCCGTACCCACAGCTTGCTTGTATCGCTGGGCGGAGTAAGGCCGTAAGCTATATTCAGTTCTCCACCGCCACCTACACCACCGCCAAGTCTCATAATATTAGCCATGCTCAGTCACCTCTCTTTATCACGCGGATAGGCAGGTCAATAGTCGGCTTGTCACCGTAAGCTTTCAGCGTCATGCTGTTTGCCGCCTGTCCGCCGTCCTGAATGTTTGCGCTCTGCAAGGCTTCCAACTGCTCTGCCGTGATGTTCAACGCAGGCAAGACCTCCTGATTGCTGGTGGCCGTTACACCGCTTACCGTAAGCGCGTAGCTGTACGGTGCCGCATCACCTGACCAGCTTGCCGCAAGCAGCGTGGCCGTAACCGTTTCGCTGGCCCCTGCATAGTCCATGCCTTTTGTTGCCGCGGTCACGCCGCCATTGCCGTCGCCTTTCAGCAGTCCGCTGGCCGTCACCTTGGCCTGAAAGTCAGCGGGCTTCTTGCCGCTGTCGGACAGATTGCCCGCCGCGTCCAGCGCGGCCAGGTTGCCCGCCGCTGCGGGCGCCGTCTTGTCCACCTTGTTCCCGATCTTGGCCAGGTCGCTGTTGAACTGCGTTTCCGTGCCGGTGTAGCCGCCCTTGCTGGCGGCGGTGTAGGCGCTCTCGCCTGCCTCGCCCTGGGGGCCTTGGATGCCCTGCTCGCCCTGCGGGCCGGTCTCGCCCTGGGGGCCCTGGGGGCCTTCCGGTCCCTCCGGGCCGGTAGGGCCGGTGGGACCCGTCGCGCCAGTAGCGCCCTGCTCACCCTTTTCACCCTGGATACCCTGTACGCCCTGGGGGCCCTGGGGGCCGGTGGCACCAGTGTCGCCCTTGTCTCCCTTCGGGCCCTTCAGCGCGCCCACGTTCACCCACTGGCCCTTGTCCACGTCCCACTGGTATACCACGTTGTCATCCGCCGTACCTACGAACCACGCCTGTCCGACCTCTCCGGTGGGGTGCGCCGCCTGCAAGGCCAGCAGCGTTCCATACAGACCCAGCACCGTGTAACTGTCGCCGCTTTCGCCTTTGTCGCCCTTGTTACCCTTGAGGTTGCGGAACGTAAACGCAAACACCTTTGCCGTGTCCGGTCCGCTGGCGCTTATCTGTACGCTTGGCGTGCCTACATTGGCGTCCACCGTGGCGCTGGGCGTACCGAAGCCAGCTGCCGCACCGGTCGCGCCCGTCGCACCCGTCGCGCCGGTAGCCCCGGTGTCGCCTTTGGGTCCCTGCGCGTCGTAGCTGGTGGCCACATACCGGCTGTTGTCAAAATCCCACAGCTCCCACTTGCCATTGCTGTTGATCCGTGGCGGATGATTGCTGGCCGCCTCCGCTTTAGTGGCCGCCGCCGTGGCTTTTTTCTCGCTATTATCCGCCGCTGCGGCGCTGCCTGCGGCGCTTGTCTCGCTGCTCTTGGCGTTGGTCTCGGAGGTCTTTGCCGCCGCGGCAGAACCGATTGCAAGCCCCGCGCTATTGCTTGCCGTACTGGCCGCGCTCTGCGCCGTCTGTGCACTCGTCGCCGCTGCCGATGCACTGTTTGCGGCATCAGAGGCCTTTTCGCTTGCCGCAGATGCACTGTTGCCAGCACTGGTGGCACTGGCGGCGGCGTTCGTTGCACTCCCACCAAGACCGGAAGGCGGAGCAGCGCCGCAGTTGCACTCCCAGCAGCAGCGTCCGCATTGGCCGCTGCCGCCGTCGCGCTGCTTGCCGCTGCGGTTGCGCTGGACGATGCGCTTGCTGCGCTGTTTGCCGCGCCTTGCGCATATTCACCCGCGTATTGCTCAGAAGTCTGTGCACGGGACTGTGACAATGCCGCGCCTTCTGCGCTTTTCGCCGCCTCCGTCGCCGCCTTTCGCGCGTCCACGATGGTGGCAAGCACGTTTTCGATCTGGCTTTGCAGCTGCTCCGCCTGCGTGGGCGGCACGTCCTGCTCCGTCTCTGCACTGGTGTCCCACTTGCTCTCGCCCACGGTGAACCGCCCGTACACTGCCGTGGTGGCCCGTGTCTCTTTCTGCGCGGACACTGTAGCGCCCTTGACGCACAGCGTCATTTCACCGGCGTACTTTTTGGCCCCGTTTGGCACCGGCACAAGATACACGCTGGTATCGTCCGCCTCCAGCATGTCAGCGGTCAAAAGCACCTCTATCGTGGCCTCCCCCAGCGCATCGCGGAACTGCACCATTTTTGTCAGGCCGTCCCACATGCCAGAGAACTCCATGCGGAGAATAACATCGTTGTGGCTCCCGACAGCGCCGATCATGCACTTGTCGCCGGTGATATACTCATTTTGGATTTTCAGAGGGATCGTCCTCGTCATGTCCGCTCCTTTCTGCCGTGAAAAAACGGCACAGCAAGCAGGAAGGATAACGTCCTTCTACGCTTGCTGCGCCGTGTCACAGCCGTTTTCGTGTCTCGCGGTGGTATGCAGTTGTCAGTTCAGCTGCTGCTTGACCGCTTCATACTCCTGGGCCTTTTCCTCCAGCATCTCCGCCGTGGCCGCGTCCTGTGCCATCGACCGGCGGATGATGTTGTATACCGGCCGCGGGATACGGACGTGCTTTCCCCGCTGGATGCGGTACACCTTGCCGTTCAGCCCCACCACAATGTCGTCCTTGTATTTGTCATCGTCCTTGAAAGCGTAGAACGATACCATGCCGTCGTCCGCCTCTCTGGCAGACATGCCACGCATGACCTCCTCGGCGGCCTTTGCGGCCTCCTTGGCGTCCTCAGCCTCCTTCTTGGCCTGCTCCAGCGCTTTGTTGGCCGCGGCCAATGCCTGTTCCATTTCTTCAGGCGTTCTCTGCTTCTTTTCTGCCATGTTTATCACTCCTCATGTCCGGGGCGGAGGGGGACGATGCCCCCTCCGCTTGTGTGTCAGTTCATCAGGCCGCTCTCAAAGGTAGAGGCGGACTCGATACGCACCATGTACTGCTCCACCAGTCGCTCGGCCACCTTGGTCAGCTTCCAGCCGGCGGTGGCGCGCTGGTTCAGCGGGTCAGCGGTGCCGGAGGAGCCCAGCTGCTTCACGATGTGCTGCAGACCGCCGCCATCCAGCTCGGTCACGCCGTAGGCGTCGGCGCCCACGATCAGGGTGGAATACACGTCGCGGCCCTTAGCGCCGCCCTCACCGGGATAGATCACGGTAGACGCGGCAGGCGTGGTTGCGGGGCTTTCCTTCACGGTGATGGTAGCAGCACCGGCAGCACCTGCGGCCGCGGACGCCACCTCCATCAGTTCGCTGCCCACCAGGATCTCGCGGCCGGTCAGCGCGGCAGCCTGGTTGGTGCTCAGGGCCTCGTTGACGGTGATGCCCTTGCCGGACGCGCTCTTGACGGTCAGGTCACGCACAGCGGCGTTGCTGCCGTCGGCGATCACCAGGTCGGGGGCGTGGAAGATCTTTGCCTCGGTGGTCTCCACGAAACGGACGCCCTCGATCTTGCCGATCTCGCCCTCGTAGATACCGTCGGGGTCGGAGTAGGTCTTCACGTCCACCCACTTCTTGTCGCTCATCAGGTCATAGGCGGTGTCGGGGTGAATGATACCCGCGAAATAGCCGTTGATCTTCTGGGCGTTCATGACCTTCAGCGCACGGACGGCCTTGCGGATGTCGTCCACGCTCAGGTACTTGTTGTTGGCCTCAGTGGCGTCGCCGCCCACCAGCTCGCTTCTGTCCTTGGCGCCGCCGGCATACACCACGTTAGTGCCGCCTGCCAGCACCTCGCGGGTGATGGTGTCGGAGGTACGGCCGGCCTGAGAGGCCAGCAGACGGGTGGCCTGCACCAGGTTGTTGTCAATAGCGGTCAGCTCCAGGATGTCGGACAGCTCGATGTAACCGCCGTACTGCTTGATGGTCGCACGGATGACGCCCATGCTCAGCTTCTGGCCGGCGGGGGTCACACCTTCGGTCAGGGGCACCAGCGCCTTGGGCAGGCTGTCGTACTTGCGGAACTCGATGGTCTTGCCGCTGTTCTTGGGGATGGGATGCTTCTGGCCAAACTGGTCATGGATCAGCTCCGGCTCGACCAGATTGATAAGACGCGTAGAGTAATACGTCTTCATCTCGTCGGACAAACCGGCATCCAGGGTGGTGTTGGTGTTGCCGTCAAACAGGTTCAGCACCACCGGCATCAGGTACAGGTCACAAATGGTATTCATCATAGTTTCATAGCTCCTTTCAGCATATCGCAGCGGAGCCGTGGGGTATCAGAACGAAATGCGTTCGCCTCTTGCCACTCTCCGCTCGATCTCCTCAAAGTCTGCCCTTGTCAGCTTTGAGGGATCCGTCTTTGTTACGAACGCGCTGTTGGAGTTGGTGCCGTTTTCGTTGGGACGATTGCCCTTTGCGCGAACGGAGTCTGCCACCTTTTTCTCCGTGCTGGCGGCCGCGGCCTGTACCGCGCTGCCCATCAGCTCGTCAAAATGCAGCACGCGGTAGGCGTGCTCCACCGGTGTCCCGGCCTTCAGCAGGCTCAGAAACTCCGGGTTCTGCAGCTCCTGCATCAGGTCGAAGCCCTGGTACAGGGGGTTGCCCTTCATGGCCTCCGCTTCCTTGTACCATTTCTCGCCCTGCGCCCGGAAAAACTCGTTCTGCTGCTGCTCCTGCTGGCTCCGCAACAGCTCGGCGTTCTCCCGCTTCAGCCGGCGGAACTCCTTGTACTGCTCCTCGCTCATGCCCGCCTCCTCGGCGGCTTCGCTCCAGTAGGCGTGGTCGTTGTCCACGGCCTCCAGCAGCCGCGCGGCGTCCCCGTCGTCGATGCCGTAGCGCTCCATCAGCGTATCCAGCACCGGCTGGTAGGACTTCATCCGCTTCTCATTCTCCCGCGCCTCCTTAAAGCGCCGGTCGATCATCCGCTGCGTTTCCTGGGTGTACAGGTCCTTGTACTCCCCGTTGATCAACTCCCTGAAAGCCTTTTTCTTGGCCTCCAGCGCGTCGGACGTGGTCTCCACGTCCTTTACCTTCTCCTCAGCCCCGGCGTCAGGCTGCTCCTCCGTCTGTGCTTCGCTCTCCGGCTGCTTGCCGTACTTCACGTCGCTCAGTGCGCCCGTTTTGCCCTGGCGGGTGGTACCAGTGCTCGCTTGTGTTTCGCCCTGTGCTGCGGGAGCTGCCGCCCCGCCGCCCTCGCCGTCAAACAGGCAAAGGCTCATGTCAAAAAGGTACATATCTTGTCCTCCTAAAAATGCGCGGGCATGTCGCTCCCGTGTGGCGTCCCCGTTCCTGCGGCGAAGCGGTGTCTCATAACCGCCGCCCGGAACAAAAGGGAGGTACAGAGTTCGCCTCTGCACCTCCCACGGTACCATTGCTTTTTCTGAATTTTCCACTTAAAAGTGGAATTTTCAAAATTTTACAGAAATTTTTTTCGGCGCCGCCTTTTCCAGCTGCAAAAAGCCGATCTTCAGCAGGTCGTACAGCCATTCCCCGCCGTGCCACCTCAGGTATGCGTCCCCGCTGTCCAGCTTTTCATACACCATCTCCGCCGCCTGCGTGTTGTGCAGCCACCCCGCCGCCGTGTACATAAGGCAGCTTACCGCCGCACACACGTCCGGTGCGCCCGTGGCGTGTCCCCTGCACCTGACGGAGCAGCTGTCCCCGCGGTGCAGCGTCACCTCCGTCATACGCTGGGTGTGCTCCGCTTGGCCAGCGCCTGCCCGTACCCGGTCATGGGCGTCTGCGCCTCCATGATGCCGCTTGCAAGGCCGCTCCCGCCGCCGGAAGAGCTGTCCCCGCCGTCGGTGCCGCCGCCTGCCTGTGTCTCCTCCTGGGGCATGAGAACGCCGGTGATCGCCGAGAGCTGCTGGCTCATCTGCATCACCATGTTCAGCAGCGTTTGCCCCTGCATGACCTTCTCTTTCACCGTCTGTATGCCCTCAAAGTCCATCATGTCCAGCGCGATCAAGCTGGCCTGTGCGTTCTCCGGCGCGAAGAAGCCCATTGCGTACAGCTCCTTGGCCCGCTCGTTCTGCTCCATGCGGCTGAAGGGGTTTTTCTTCTGCGCCTTGATCTTTAAATCGAACACCGGCCGGCGGAACATGGGATTGCCCATTGTGTCAAGCCCGGTCACCTGGTCCTGCAAGCCGGTGTTGTCGAAGTCGATAAACTGGTACTCGCTGCCCTCACCTGTAATGCGGAAGCTGCGGCTCAGGTCGTAAAACTGCCGCATCAGCTCCACGCACAGGGTATTGATCTGCGTATACGCCCGATAGCTGGCGGCGATCATGTCACGGCTGGCCTTGTTGCCCGCCTCCTGCAGTGCTGCGATGGCCGCCGCCGCTGTCACGTTGGTGGTACCGCCGGAGTTCACATCACGGTTGGCCGCCGTGTCCTTCATCTCCTCGATCTTCATCTGCGCCACAGTCACGTAGATGTCGGAAAGCGGCTGCGTCACGATCTCCTGTATGCGTCCGTCGTCCAGCGGCCCGTTCACATGCACCAGCGGCCGGTTCCAGTCCAAAAACTCCTGCTCGTTGATGGCCGTGGTGTCGCTGACAAAGAAACGCTTTTTCGTGGCCATCATGGCGTTCTCCAGAATGTTGGCGCTCAGCTTGTCGATGTACAGCTGCGGGTCCTTGCAGATAGCCACATAGCCGAAGCCGATGGGTGTGCCCTTCTCCGGGTACATCACGTCCAGCACAACCGGGTACATACCGTGATCATAAAAGCCACGCTCCCGGTACTCCGGGTCGTTCTCGCTGGCGTACAGCAACGTAGAGCCCACAAACTTGATGTAGTGCAGCGCCGTCCTGCCATCCGGCGTCTTGACCTTGTAATACCAGTCCACCACTACGCTCTTGTCGCTGGTGTCCACGTTGTCGTCGTAGATGTACTCCTTCACGTCCACGACCTTGCCCTTCTGCTTGCCCTTCAGCTGCGGGTACTCGCTGTCCAGCAGGTCGTTGTCCACCAGGTCTACGATAAACAGGTTACGGCTCTTCTGGATGTCCGTGATGCCCGGCTCCCAAAACAGCTTCAGCAGGTCGATGTCCCGTATCTCGATGTCGCCCAGCCCGTTGTCCTTCTGCGGATCCCAGAAAATGCCGTACACCGCCGTGCCGTGCTTCAGCTTCTCCCACCAGTTGTCGGAGTACACCTGCTCGAAGTGGTTGTACTCCTGCACCACCGGCAATATCTGGCTCAGCGTCTTGGCGCTCTGCTCGTCGCTGCGCTCCCGGGGCAATACCACCGGCTCCGGGTAGTTGTCCATCGCGTCTGCGTGCTTGTTCTGAATGGTGTTGAACAGCCACGCGGAGGACGGCTTTGGCTCCGGCGGCGTAGACGTGACCTCCTTGCCGCTCTTGTCCACCCGCTTTGCCTTGCTCTGACCGATGCCCTCCCAGTGCCGCAGCTCCCACCACAGCTCGTCGTTTACGATGCGGTTTTCCAGGTTGCTCTTGCCGTCCTTGTACTTCGTCAGCAGGTCGATGCCCCGCTCCACGTCCCGGTCCGTGATGGTGGGCGTCTGCTCTGTCCGCTGCAGCAGCATGGCCGCCATCTCCGGCGCCATGTCCTGCTCCTCCGGTACGATGCCGGGGATACCGTATCTCTCCATGCGCTCCTCCTTAATACACTTGATAAAATGCGTACCGGCTGGGCCTGTACTCGTCCTCTGTCTCCAGCGGGGAATACGGCCGCTCCACCGTCCTGTATTCCTCCCGCGGCCCTATGGGGTTGCGCATGCACACATACCGCAGCTGGTCGTAGATGTGGTCCTCGCCGTCGGTGTCGATGTCCTCCACGTCCGTCTGGTCATAGACCAGGTTCGGCACCGTCCGTATAAAATGCTTGCAGGTGCTGAACACATACAGCATGGGCACTCCATCCTCGTCAAATGCCAGCCGGTGGTGCACCTGCATCTTGCCGTTGATCCTGGCGTGGTCACCCTTCTCGAAGTACACCCGCTGCCGCTCCATCAGCGCGCCCACGCTCTCCGTGCCGTCGCTTTGCCAGATGGCCGGGTCTCCCACACGGTGTATCTGCTTCCCCTTCAGGTTGGGATCCTCGTCCTCGATCCTCCGTATCTCCTGCGCCACCTTTGTGGGCTCCCACATCACGCCCCGGTTTGGTGTTCCCGTGCAGCCGTATAGCTCCCGTATGTGGTACATCCGCCTGTTGCGGTCCACGGCGTACCACCCCACGGAAAAGGGCCGGGAATAGCCCCAGTCCAGTCCGCACCAGATCACCCAGTCCTCCGGCACCCGGAACGGCGCGATCACGTGGGTGTTCTTCCGGTCCATATAGTGCTCGCTGTCGTTGCGCCACTCCGTGAAAACCTGCCCCTCGAAGCTGTCCCAATTGCCGTACAGCAGGGCGTTCCGCTCCGCCTCCGGCATGCTGGCCAGCCGCTGGACGTACATGGGGTCGTTTCCCATCAGTATCTTGTTGTCAAATACCGAGGACGGCACGAAGATCCGCTTCTGCTGCCCTATGTGCTTCTTGCCGTCCGGCGTGTACCACGCAGCCTCCTCCGTGATGGTCTGCATCGGCGCCGCCGCCGTGATGAAGCGCTCCTTCACCCACCCGTGGCCTACGCCGCCGGGGTTTGCCGTGGAGCGCATATACACCCGCGTCCCCGGTCCGTTGGGCCGGTTTCGGGATTTTAGATACTCGTATTCTTCCTGCGTAAAGTGCGTCAGCTCGTCAAAGGCGATAAAGTCATAGGCCTGCCCCTGGTACTGTATCTTGTCCTGCGGCCGGTTCATGCTGCCGAACACGATCTGCGCCCCGGAGGGAAACCGCGCAGGAGCGGAGGAGGCTCCCGTTCGGCGCCCGGGGGGGAACCCGCCATGTGTGGCTGCTGCCGTTGTACCTGGCCTTGGGGTATACCCTCGGGTAATAGTTCAGCGTCTTGTCGATCAGCTCCCGCAGCTGCGGGAACGTCTTTCGCAAGATCAGCGCCTTGTACCAGGGGATATGCACCTGCCGCAGCGCCTCGATGACAAGTGCGTCGCTCTTGCCGCCGCCGGCCGCGCCGCCGTACAGCGCCTCATACTCCGGCCGCGCCATAAATATGGCCTGCCGCTCCTGCGGCCGCCATACCACGCTACTCATCCTTGACCTCCGGCATCAGCACCACGCCGCTCTCGCCATTGTCCGCCGCCTTGTTCATCATGGTCCACTTGTCGATCAGTGTACCTATAGCCGTGGTGATCTGGCTGGGCGTGGCCTCCGCCAGCTTCGCCGGATCGTTCAGCACCGCCAGCCCATTCCCGATGATCTGGCACACCACATCCCGCTGGCTCTCCATATACGCCAGAATATCCGCCGTGTTCTGTGCTTTTTTCTCCGCGGCTTTTTGTTCAAAGTCGTCGCTTGCTTCAACAACGCGCTTTACCGTTGTAGGGTTTACGTTGTTTTTCCTTGCCGTGGCGCGATAGCTGCCGCTTTCCAGATAATCCGCCAGTATTTTCTTTTTCTGCCGGTCTGTCAGTCTCGCAGCCATGTTATCACCTCGTTTTCTCTGACGCACCGGCCTCCCACCACTGGCCTTTGTCATTGGCACGTCTGTACCCGGCTTTCGTCTCACCTAAATCCATTGAGCTTTATTTTGATTATGCTGCTGGCGCTCTACCAGCAGATCATCAACGTCTTCCCTGGGACACATTGCTAAGAGGTGCGGGAAGTCCTATTCGAAGTAAGCAGACTATTTGGGACGCATCCCTTGCAGCGGTCTGCCAGCGCATCAGATAAAAATGGACGTCCGTCTGCCCGCATGGGGCTTGCCATCTGTTGCCGCATGAGAGGTGCGACCTCTCGGTCCCCGAAATGTGGGGTGGCATCGGCCTGCGGCATATTGCTCCCTCCGGGCGGAGCCGAAGCCCCGCCCATCAGGAAAAGAAGGGGGAAAAGAAAAAGAATGGAGATGCAGAGTTTGCCCCTGCATCTCCCATGATAAAATGCGTTTTTTCAATTTTTCCACTTTTAAGTGGAATTTTCAAAAATTATTTTTCGGCAATATCTACCACGCAGGGATAGTCCGTCCTGCCCATCAGATAGTCTACCGACACGCCGAATTCATCCGCTATGCTCTTCAGCGCGTCCATCGTCGGCTTCGCCGTCCCCAGCTCATACCGCCGTATGGCATCCGAATTCAGCCCGCAGCGCTCCGACAGCACATACCGCTTCAGTCTCTTTTTCTCCCGCAGCTTTCTCAGCCGTTCCGGGAATTCGCTCATGTCAGCACCTCCTCCCCAATGCGGTCATGATCTTCTTGTCCACCTCCGTCAGCGTAACCAACGCTTCTTTTAGGTCATACTCCATCGGCGGAGGGCCTGGCAGGTCGCACTGTATAATATCCTCCGGGAAGAACGTCTCCCGCACCCCGCCGCACTCCGCCACGATGTACCGCCCCTTCGGATGCACATACACCACTGTACCCTTGCGGATAGTGAATTTCTTTTCTTCGCACCCCTTACCGGGGAATAAGTCTGGCAGCGTCATAAACCGCGCCCGGATCATATCACCCTTCTGCATCGCCGCCTCCACCTCCATAGAATACGTCTATCTCAAGTTCGTGCCCTCTATACCCCGGTCCACCATCACCAGGGGGCCATGTCGGTATGCTGTATCTGTATCTTTCTCCGTCTGGCTTTGTGACCTCAGGGATTACACCTGGCCCAAGTTCTTCAATAGATATATCAGCCATTGTCCGCACTCTCTTTTCTCTCGCCGTAGGAGCAGAAGTCGTCATACCCGCTGGCAACCATCCGGCAAGCGTATGTTTTGAACTTCCGGCAGTCCTTGCAGCGCACCACCTCTACCGCATCCACCGTCGGCGCATTGTCTATGTCCTCTGCATCTACATAGTCAAAACACCGTTCATTCCCCCAATATTCTTGCCTCTCCAATTTGTCAACGTCAATCAGTCGCATCGCTGTCACCTCCGTCCATCTTCGCGCCGCAGTGGGGGCAGTAGTTAGATTTTACGGCGGTTCCCCGTCCACAGAGACCGCATCTGTAAGTAGTACGCGTAACCGCTACAGCGCCAGATGGTGTCCACCTCCAAGAAGATGACGGCTCTCTTTCCCACAACCCATGCACAACCGGGGCCACGTCGGCGGCTGGAATGCTGTAAAAGTCCTCCGCCAAATCGTTATAGGCGTCTGCGTAGATTCCGCTTTCCCCGCCAAACTCTTCAAACGCTTTTTGACATTCTTCCGATTGCTCACGGATATAAGCGATCGCCGCTTCGCGCTTAATGTATTCAGCCATTGGCTTATCCTCCCTCGTGGCAATATCCGTTTTCGTCCGTGTCCTTGCTCCAATAGGTGCAGTGCAGGACATTTCCGATCACCACTGATTGATAGCAGTCCTTACAGCGCACCACGACCTCTGCGTCTACGGTGGGGAGATGCTCTGCATACTCCATCACCGACTCGATACCGTTGATGAAATGCGTGTTGGCGTGTTCTTTGTCACAATGGTTTGCCCGAATGGGAAACTCTTGCAGTTTGTCACCATCAATCAGCCTCATCGTTGTCACCTCCGTCCATTTTCGCGCCACAATTAGGGCAATAAGGAGTGAGGTCAAACCCCACTCTACGCCTGCACTTCGAGCACCTATATCCACTAATAGGGTCTATTTTATTCACACACACCCACACCCCATGCACCACCGGGGCGACATCGGCGACGGGCTCCTCGTTTAGCATGGCCAGTGCCTGCTCAAGCCCAGGCTTTCTCAAGTCCTGACACCAGTCCACCAAATCCTCCAGTCGTGCCTTAATTGCATCGCGTTTAATGTATTCAGCCATTGTCAGCCCTCCTGTTCCATGCTTCGATTGCTTTTTCTTTGCTCGGCAACCCAGATACTTTCATAACCTTTGTATGGATGCCATCACCAGCCCTATATTTCCCGCAACCGGCACTCCACCCAAAGTCTGCTCTATCGTAGGTATCGTACATATGGATAACGGTTGCAGTTCCACCGCACTCAGGGCAGCGTTTCAATTCAACCATCACATTTCCTCCACATAGCACCAGCTCTGGGGCGGGCGGTTCAGTGGCCGCCTCCACTCGCAGTCAAATTCGTATTCGCCGTTTACGTCTGCGACTTGATCGTATGGGCAATCTCCGCAGAGTTCTTTCTCACAGTATTTCTCAGGCGGGAACCAAAACTCGCTCAGCTCCTTCGGCGTGTCGTAGATCTTCAGGTCGGCAATGTGCCAGCCGTAAAGTATCTTGTCTTTAGCATACTTTTCCGTGTCAAATCCATCCATACAGGCAGCCATGCAAAAAATCGGGTTGGTATTCCGCGGTGAGCCTATCCAAAACCCATCGCAGGTAAACTCGCCGATGACCTTGCCCCACGACACGCGCAGCCTGCGTGCGTCTCTGCCTTGCGTGCAATAGATATAGCACTTGAACGGATTTTTCAGCTTTTTGGGGCGGGTCTTTCTGACCTCGATGGTCTTTTCGCCTCTGGCAATCTTCTCGCACCACTTCGGGCGAATGCTTATCATCACGGCCTTGCTCATGCCTTTTCCTCCTTCCACGGCGTATCCATCACTCCACCTCCTGCATCCAGAACTCGCGGCGACAATCGGAGCACCCCTGGCGCAAACAATCGGCGGTAACCCGTATATCAGCAGAAATACGCTTAGGGCACAGGATCAAAAGCCCGGTGTTATCAATATCAGCCTGAGGATACTGCTCCAAAAACACGCTCTGCCGTGTCTTGCACGGGTGTGCAGCAGACCACTCCTCGACCAGCTCGACAATCTCCTCCGCGCTCTCCTGTGAACGCTCCTTAGCAGGTACAGTACAAAAGTCAGTCTTGTATACAGGGCAATCCTCGCACTCATCAACCTTTGTGCACATACGCAGATATTCCTTTACAAACTTCACAGCATCCATCACATTTCCCTCCATTTGCACCCGTCACAGGCGCCCTCGTGTGCTTGTTTGTACTTCCCGCAGTATTGGCATAGCTCGTTCTTTATGGTGTGCAATTCTTCTTTAAGCCGCAAAACCCTGTCTGTTTTCGACACAGCCATGTCAAGCAATTCCTTGATGTCTCCCGGCGTCAGCCCCGTGTCCTCGTAGGCGGCAAGGCGGTCTTGCAGCACACAGATCCACTCTTGTTCCGTGTATTTCTCCTCGTAATCTGATGCCATAAGAACCTCACCAGTTCTAAGTCGCTCTGTCAGTCGTTCCATCACTCCGCCTCCTCCTTCACCGCCACAGCCTTTGCCAGCTGTGCCATGCCCTGCTTCATGTCCTCTATCTGCTTATCCCGCCGTGCAATGGCGTCCTTCAGGCTGTCGTTGGCTTTCATCAGTGCCTCTATGTGCCGCTGCTGGTTCTCGATCAGGTCAGCGGCTTCCCCGCAAACCACACCAGCGCATTTATAACGCGCCGGTCTTTCAAACGAAGGGCACTTATCCTTTGGGCACGCCCCAGTTTCTATTGCATCACAATGGCACCGCAGCGCGGTCACGATCTCATCTCTTGTCATGTTGTTCCTCCTTATCCCAGCTCGCACGTCATCATGCCACCTTCGCAAATGTCCACGATGTGTTCGCACAATTCTTTGGGGATAACAGATCGTTCCATACTCCCCTTTAACCCCTGCGTCCCTGTCTTTGCCCCTCTCGGCGCAGCCACATGACACAGATCCCCGTTGTGACATGGCGGCTTAAACCCAGGATCTGGGTGATTTGTCCAGATGTCCGTCGGCTTCATTCGCGTATCTCCGTACTGGCAGTACGTGACCGTATACCGCGGCAAGCCCTGCATCCACGTCATCTTCCGCATGCCGCCCCTCGGGTTCTCGATAAACCAATACACGGGTGACAACGCCAAGATCAACCGAAGAACGTGCTGGTCTACCTTGTCGCAGAACTTCGCATACTCGCTTACAGGGTCAAGGTTCCCTGTTTCTTCGTTTTTGCGCCGGTGGTGGCTTATCGCCGCGATGGAAAACGTTGCGCAATCCGGACTGGCCCATATCACGTCCGGTCTGCCAAACTCCCGGATAATGTCAGCGGCTGTAACAGTCATAATATCTGCGTACAAGTCGATGTTTTCAAACCGCTTGTCCCATTCGATGGAAAACACTTCGTGCCCACGCGCTTCAAACGCTTTGCCAATGCTCCGTGTCCCGGCAAATAACTCCAAAACTTTCATATCAATCTCCAAACACAACGCCGCACTCGTCCTTCAGCACGTCCTTGATGTGCTTCCGCTTGATGCGGCCTTCGTTTATTTCCTCCGCCAGCTTCTCCAGGCACTCGTACAGATACGCGATGCTGTGGGTGTCTCGGCTGTCCGTTGTCTCCTCTTGGACGTGCCAGCCGCATTTGTCCATCAGCACCATTGCTACCATGTCCATGTTCTCCCGTGTTCCGTGCAGCTTGCCACGCATAAAGATGCGGTCGTCCCTGCTCAAATGCTGTTTACCCATTTGTCACCACATCCTTACCTGTGCCGTGTGGGCCGCAAATCGTTCCTCCTGCTTTTCGTAGTATTCCCGGTCAATCTCGCAGCCCACGAAGTCAAAGCCGAGGTTATACGCGGCAATACGGCTTGAGCCGCTGCCGAGGTGCGTGTCGAGGATTTTGTCCCCCTCCTTGGCGAAGCTCGTCAATATCCACTCGTACAGCTCTACGGGCTTTTGCGTGGGGTGAAATCGTCCCGGCTGTCTCTGCATATTGAAGTCAAACACCTTGGCGTTTCCGTTGAAGCTCGTCCACGCATATTCGCACATCGCCATAGAAAAATTTTCTGGAATGTTTGTCTTTCGCAGGATCAGAAAACAACGCGTCGGCGGCAGAGAAAAATAGTTTCCGCCCCAAATGATCTGGTCGCGTGAGATGCGGAAAAGCTCTTGAAAATACTCCTCCTTTGGGGCAACATCCCACGCCACGATTTTTTTCCGAACTTTGCCGCCCATGTCCCGCCCGTTCTGGCTACTCTTGTACTTATCGAATCTTCCGCCGAATCGGTTATACTGCGATGCGCCGTCTCTCTCGTGGGCATCGGCGACATGAGCGCGGGTGTTCTCGCCGTACACAGCGCCAAACATACCTCCGAAGCGTTTTGCGCTGCCGCCATTTCCATCGCCGTAGGGCGGGTCTACCACCGCGAGGTCAAACGCCTTGTTCGGCAGCGTCCGCATATACTCCATACAGTCTACGTTCAATGCAATTTGTTGTTTCACGCCTCACACCTCCCGTATAGCAAACCCGTACCTACTGCGGAACAGCTTTGCTTTCATGGCATACTCGCGGGTACGCATCCCCTTCACGTCCTCCACCACCGGCAACCAGTACCGCTGGCCGTAGCTGTCAGGAGCCGTTCTGCGCTCGTACACGAAGTCCGCGATGTAGTCGATACTTTTCACCCGGTCGCCCTCAAACGTCGTGTACGCCTCTTGCAAGCAATACCGCACCTGCAATTTCAGCCCACGTATCTCCCCGGCCTTTTTCAGAAGCATCAGCGCATCGTAGCGCTCCGCCTCCTTCTTGCTGTCAAAGGTCAGCTTGCCGCGCTTGGTCTTCTGCGCCTTGTACTTTCCCGGTTTCCGCATCTTCTCCATGACCTGCTTCTGCGCCGCCGGGGACAGCCGCGCCAGATCGTTACTCATCAGGCCCATTCAGTTTCCCTCTTTTCTCCAGCCCTCGTTTGTTCATCGTGTACTGCACCTCATGGACGATGCGCATCTCTCCGCAGCGTTCGCACGTGCCGCCCAGTGTCCGCCGCCACATGGGGGGCGAAGATGTACTCGTCCTCCATGTCCCGTATGCACTGTCCGCACAGCTTCGCCGTGGCGATCTTCCAGATGCCGTTATCCATGCAGCACCGCCTTTGCCTCATCCCACGTTATGCCGTGTTCTCGTGCGTACCGTGAGATACGCCCCAGCCCGCCGTGGTCAATGTTGATATACCGCCGCATCCACGCCGCTTCCTTCTCGCTGCCGCGGCTCACATTACCGGGCAACGCCTTTGCGCTTGCAAACTCCGTGACGCGCTGTTTCACCTGTCCCACCACCGGGGGGAACCCCTTGCTGTCTGACGCGATAAACGCCTTTACAGCCGCCGCCACGGCGTTGTAGCTTTCCTCGGCAAACATATCCGTCCACAGTGCTACAACGCCTTCAGCGTCCCTGCGCGTCATGTCCTTGTAGAAGTTTGGGTACGTGGCTTTCAGCACCGCCATGATCTTCAGCGTTTCGTCCCTTGTCATAGCCTGTCCTCCAGCATCTCCAGGAACACGTTGCCGCTTGCTTCTCGCTGTTTGCCGCGCTCCCACCGTTCCCACTTCTCAGCATTTCGGCAAGCCGCTTTCCAGTCTTTCATGGGGGTCTTGCCAACCATCCAGCCCTTCGCTTCGTAGAAGTCGATAAAGCCTTGCGGGTTTACCGCCGAATGGCGTTCAGCCACGTAGGACTGAACCTCTGCCAGTGTGGGTGGGGTAAAGCGCTTCGCGCGCGTACTCCCACCGTCAGGTGGGAATAAGTCTTTGTCTTTTTCTTTGTCTTTGTCTTCTTTCTTTGTCTTAGTAGGCTTGAGGTCATTTGCGTTTGCTTCGGTTTGCTTGATTTTGCTTGAACTTGCTTTCGTTTGCTTGCCGCCTTTCGTTCCGTTCCTTGCCCGTTCAGCGGAAAGCTCCTCGTCCCTGTCCAGCATCGTCCGGAACACCGGAAACAGTATGCTTTCCGCACCCTCCAACTCCGGCGGGATGCCTGTTCTTGCGTACTCCAGAATGGCGATAAAAAGACGGCCTCGCTCCGCATCGGACAGCGCCGCTGTCTGCTCTATCCAGTCATAGTAGGCTTTCACGTAGCACTTTCCCATAGGTCTCACTCCTTCGGGTATGCGCCAATAATGTACATAATCCGCTCTGGATCAAAGCCGTAATTTACTGTGTAAGTCTTGCCTTTCTCCACAAGTTCAGCGGGTATCTCCAAGTGATACCCCCATAACACGTCGCAGTCTTCGCGCTTTTCGCCAAACTGTATAGCGCATGCAGCGTAATGCGCGTCAAGAGCACGCCTATATTTGTCTATGACTGCCAGCCGTTCCCGCTGCCGCTGTACCACGTTCTGCAAATGCGTGTTCTGCCGCCGCAACGCCTTGATCTCTTCCTGCATCTTGCCCATTCACGTCACCCCCTTAGAACGGCAAATCTGACATGTCGTCCTCGTCCATCTCCACGAACTGGCTCTTGCCGTCCGTCCGGGGAGGCATGCCCTGCGCGTCATCGTTCTTGCCGCAGAAGTGGACACGATCGACTGTCATCTCCGTCACACTGCGCCGGTTTCCGTCCCTGTCGTCGTATTCGCGAGTGGACAGCTTGCCCTCCAGCAAGATTTCCTTGCCCTTGTACCAGTATTTGCAGATCAGTTCTGCCGCGCCCTGCCACGCCACGCAGTTCAGGAACAGCTTTGTCTCCCGGTCTTTGATGGTCTCGCTCCACGCCACGCGAAAGCTGCACACCGCCGTACCGTTGTTGGTTCTACGCATCTCAGGCGAATTAACTAACCGCCCCTGCAAAATCGTTCTGTTTACCATGTCAAATCTCCTTACAAATATGATTTCCCAAATTCTCGCCGGAAGTCCTCTTCCGTCCAGCCCTGCTCCTGCATGGCCTTTAGCTGTCCGTACCGCCGCAGCCTGCGCATTTGTTCGCCGCTGCGGTGTACGGCTGTCTTTCCGTTCCTGTGGCACCTGTTGCCGCACAGATACACCACCAGGCCGTATTTCTCGCTTTTCTTGCGGTTCGTGCCGCCCAGCAGATGATGCTTATCTAACGGATCGCTGGGATCATTCCTGCCGCACAAAAAGCATCTCTTATTCTCCATGCGCTTCCTCCGTCCCGTCCCACTCGTATTCCGGGCAACTGTGAATGGCGTAGCTGCGCATGATGCCCGCCTTGCGGCCTCCTTTTTTCTTCACCGTAGGCGTAGCGTCCCATCCGGGCACCGGCTCCGGTCCTTTCCTCGACCAGCTGCAATCGCCATAGCACTTCTTGCACGTCCAGCAGGGCTGTATGTGCAGCTTGTTCATGCGCTCACCTCTCCCCACCGGCTCACCAGCGCGTCCAGCTCTGCCGGAGTCATCGTCTCAATACCTACCGCCTTACAATCCTCCACGACGGCATCTATCAGCCGCGACATCTGCTCCGTGTCGTAGGTGCTGCTACCGTACCATACCGTCACGTTCACGCAGCCCTTGAGCTTGCTGGGGAACGTCTCTGCCATCCAGCCGATCCCGTTCCGCTCCCATGCCCTGCAAAACGGCTCTGCCGCCTTTTCCCGCAGGCACAGCACCTCGCTCACGCCTCCGATGTTCCGTATCTCCTGCCGGTACACATCCTGCTTGGAGATGCCGTAGTGTGCCGCCAGCCTGTCCAGCAGTACCCAGCAATAGGCGTTGGCGTCCAGGCTCCGGCCTTTGCCCTTGATGGTCACGTTGTACTCCTTGCCGGGCTTCATGGCGTCGCACACGTCCATCGCGGTCTGCGGCGACTTCACACGCAGCGCCAGCCACGCGCCATCACTGTCCTGCTGCCACCTCGACCCGTTAACCGTTATCTGCTGCATGCTTCTTCTCCGCTGCGTTGGCCGCCTTCATGCAGCCCCAGCACAGCCGCTTGCCGTATCTGTCCAGCGCCCTGTCAGAGATGTCATCCGGGGAATACCTAATGCCCTGGCACGTCACGCTCTTAATTGGCATACCGCAGCTCTCGCAGATGACAGTGCCTTTAGGGTATGTTACCGGTGCAGGCTTGTCGTACTTGCTCCTGTCCGCCTCCCAGTACACGTCCGCACCAAAGCCCAGCGCCTTACAGGCCACGGAGATAGCGTCCGTCAGTGCCATCTTAAAGCACTCGTCAGAGGTATAAGGGCCGTTCTTTTCCTTCGCCACAAACGCGCTGCCGCCTGTGCCGGGAATAGCATCCGACCATGCGCCGTCCACATTCACAAACAGGTCAATGTCCAGAAACGCGGCCACTTCACCGTTTGCGCCCTGTTCCAGCCGCTTGTCCGTGATAGTGTACTTCCATCCGATGCCGCAAGGGCCGAACTGCTCCGTCAGGGTTTTCAGCCGCCACATGGGGTTGATGTCCGTCTTGCCCTTCAAACGACCTGCCCCGATCTGCCTTTTGGCGCTGTCCGGCACGCTTCGCACCGCGTTATAGATAGCCAGGTTCTCCATCACTTCACCCCCATGTTCATCCGCTCGGCGATCTCCGCACCGTCCACCGCAACACCGGCTTTCAACAGCGGTGCAATGTCGCTCTTGGCCACCGTGGGCGCGGCATACGTCACCTTGCCGTCATAGCCGTTGTCCATGCACCACTGCACCAGCTCCTCCATGTTGGTGATCTCCACCGCCGTACTCTTGCGGTAGGTAACGGAACACTTTGCCGTCTGGAAGGGGTGCCCGTCCAGCGCCCGGTCAACGTAGTCCCGCAGCCGGTCACGCTTGCGCTCCATCGTGCGGCGACGCTCTGCCAGCTCCTTTTCCTCGTCCCGGATGGCCTTTGCCTCCGCGTCCAGGCTCTTGGACCAGCACACCATGTTCTCGATCTTGTGCTCCCTGTCCATCTGCAGCTGCTCAAACGCATCGTAGTCCAGCAGCTCCCCGGTCTCCGGGTCGATCAGCGCCTCCAGCGCCTGGTCAATGTGATATAAACTCAAGCTCATTTCTTTTCCTCCCATGCGTCCACCGTTCGGATGCAGCCATCGCACCCAACGGTCTCGCCGTAAATATTCTTGTACAGGGTATCTGTTTCCTCGCCGCACACCGGGCATCGCGGCACCTTGTAGGGCTTCGGTTCCACCCGCGGCTCCTTGTAGTCAAACACGCTCATACCGGCCTCCCGGCCGCTTTCAGCACGTCCCGCATAGGCTTCCGCGCCTTGAGGATAGACATAGCCCGCGCCGTTTCCCGCCTGTATTGCCGCCACAGGTCGCTCAGCTCGTCGCTCTGGTAGTACCCGTCCCCGTCGTTGCAGATCATCACGCCCTGCGTCTTTGCCTCGGCCACGGCTTTTCGCATCTTCCGGTCGGTGGTGTGCAGCGCCGCCGCCAGGTCTTCCCGGCTGATGGCGTTCCTGCGCCCCTTAGGGATCAGACAGGCGATCCGCTCTGTCTCCGCCGTCCGCATAGGCAACTCCGTTTTCTCGTCCTCACCGAACAGATACGCTCTGCTGGCCCGCAGCGCCGCCTCCAGCGCCTCCGTGACTTCCTCCGTGGGCAGGCACACGCCGTTTTCAAAACGGCTTACCATGCTCACGTCCATCCGCGGGTCTGCCAGCTTCAGAATGCCGCTGACCGCCTCCTGCGTCAGACCCAGCTCCAGCCGCCTCTCCTTCAATCGGTTCATCCCTGTACCTCCACCCATTGGCCGTTCTTAACGGTGTACCACACGCCGGGTTTCAGCGTTTCACCATCCACGATGCCAGAAAGGATGGCGGCGATATCTCCATTATCACTACGCTCTACGCAGACAATAGCGTTGCCGATATCGCCCATAACGCGGCCAAAAAATCCGGTTGTCATAGCCACACAGTATTTGCCGGTGGCGGATGCTGCGCCACTCCAGCCGGTGGCGGATGCTGCGCCCCTCTCGCCGGTGGCGGATGCTGCGCCACTCTCGCCGGTGGCGTGGTTTTTCTTTTCGTTGTTCGCTTTCTTGATTGCGTTATCAAAACCGCACTGTGCCTTAACGTACTCAACCTGGGCCTTGACCAGCCCCGGAATACCGATCTCCGCGCTTAATGTCAGCTTCTTGCCGAAGCGCTCTGTATCGTTGCCTTTCTCGTCGCTGACATCCTCCAGCTCCGCCTCAAAGTACCGAGAACCGTCACCTGGCGCGTAGTAGCCCAGCACATCCAGCGGCATCTCACAGGCGTGTAGGCCGTTCTTGCACAGCTCAATATCACCATCAACCTCCGCCGTCTTGCCCAACTCATACTGAAAGCCGCGGCACTTCATGTCCTTGTCTGTTGCCTTATAAACCTTCATCTTCCATCCCTCTTTCTTATCGCCTTTTTGGCGTTCTCACGCCTTGCGCTGTTCATGCTGTAAAAATCAGCCTCGCTGTACGATGCATACCGCTTTGCCTTGTCGGCCTCAACGTCCCTCCGGAACGCTTTGTAGTCCTCGCACTCCCCGTGGCACATCGCGTGTCTGCGCTGGCAGCCCTGGAAGGGCGAAGCCGTCCGGTTCACCAGTTCGATCATTCCCACTTCACCATCGCTTTCACAACACCGGCCTGCGCCGCGTCCTCGTGGCTCATCAGCACGTCCACAGTGTAGCCGTACACCCCGGTATCGGCGGCTATGTAAGTCTTACCGCCCAGCGTCACGGTGCTGCCCAGCGGGATAACGTCCGGGTCTACCGCCACCGCCTCGCCGATGTCCACCCACAGGCCGGATGCCGTCAGCACCTTGCCGTCCCGCTGGTTCATGTGGGCGTAGGGTGTGCAGCACGCACAGTACCCGGTGATGTCGCATACCAGCACGTTCTCCGCCTCCGGCTCCGCGATCTCCGCCGTGGGCGGTGACTGCACCACGTCCTCCTGCACCGGCGGCAGCGTCAGGCACCACGCCACCAGCACCAGCAGCATCACCCACAGGACGATTGCCACTACCCACATACGCCTGCACCATCGTCTGGTGCGGCATAGCCGGGAGTATTCCCGCGCCCGCCTGTTCCGCTCTCTCATCGCCCCAGCGCCTCCACGCCTTTGACGATAGCCCAGCTCAGCCACGCCGCGCCGATAAACGCCAGCGTCCATGCAAACCAACTCATTCCTCCACCGTCCTCTCCGCGATCCATGCGTCCAGCTGCTTCTTGAAGATCTGGAACACAGGGCTTCGCTCCATCTCGATCACGATCCCAAAGGGATACACACCCTGCCGGATGCCCTGCCGCAGCGTATCCGGCGATATGCTCAACCCGCGATCCCGCAGGTACTGTGCCGCGTCCTGCACCGTCAGCGTTGCGATTCTGCTCATTTCTTTTCTCCCACTTCAAACACATATCCCTGCGTGCGCAGTTTACGGATTATGTCCGCATATCCCGCTTCTGCTTCCTCGCGGGTTTTAAACTCTTTCAGCTTCGTATATCCTCGTAGCAAGAAATATCGCTCAACGTAATCATACGAATGCCCCACCACTGGCTGAAAACCGGGTTGAATTTCAACATTTGTTTCCCTGTCAACAAAAACAGCTTCCGCTCTAACGTAAATATCGTTGTTTTCACCCAGCGAACAACAGCACATATCTGCTGGATTATGGATATAGTTCATTTCTTTCTCCTCTCGATAATGGCATCCAGCGCGTTCTCCATCCGCTTCTGGATGTCCTTCGGCTTCTTTACGCCGTTCAGGATCTGGCACACATACGCCTTTCCGATCCCCAGCTCCGCGCCAAGCTCGGCGTAGGTAATGCGGTTATTGTGCATCCTCCCGATCAGTCGTCCCGTCCATGCTTCCGGCATTTCTTCTCTCCTTTCAAAATTTATAGTTGCAAAAGTTTACTTTTCGTGATACCATAAAGTTGCCACACATCATGCATCACGACTGGCAGTGCCATCTGCGCTGCCTCAATAGTTCTGCGGCCCGCTGCCAACGGGCCGTCTCACCACCGCCCTCCTGCAATTACGCTAACAAATTCAACCTATAGCCGTATAATAACGCTAACGTTGTTGACAGTCAAGCCAAAAACGCTAACAAAATAAACTTCGGTTGGTTGCACAAAAATTCTTGAGGTAATTTGTATGTTTTTTCAAAACTACCTGCGCCTGTGTAACAGCAAAAACATAAAGCCAACTGCCGCAGCCCTTGAAATGGGAATTGCAAAAGCAACTGTTTCTCGCTGGAAATCAGGCTGCAAACCAAATTCTGCAACTTTGCAAAAAATCGCTGACTATTTTGGCGTTTCGGTCGAAACCCTGACCGAAGAGCAAAAAGAAACCGCGCCCACCGTTACCGATGAGCGCGATCTTGAAATGCTGTCTCTGCTGTCCCGCCTTACGCCGGAGCAGAAGGAGATGCTTCTCCTCCAGATAAAAGGGCTTTTGCCGCCGCAAGAATAATGTCTTTCTCCGCCTCCCCCAGCTGCACAAACCGGTCCATCAACTCTCTGTCCATTTTCTCCCTCATTCCTTCGTCAAATCGTCCAATTCCTATCCCGTCTTTTATCCAGTTGTACTAAAATCCCCGCCTTACACTTGTAATTTCTTCACCAAGTTATATAATAGGTGCCAGAAAGGGGGTGTATTTTTACGAAATTAACTCACGCTATTCCCATCATTGTGCTTTCTATATCAATCTCTTTGTTTTTGCCGGGCTGTTATTACGACAAGGATGATATGGAAAGTGCATACGACAACGGGCTTATGGATGGGTACGATGATGGGTACTATGACGGCTACCATGATGCGCTTGTCGACAACGGCCTTGCTTCTGATCCTCCACCAACAACCACATACGCAGACGATGAGGCCCCCGTGAAAAAGAATTTATCCGCCGGTGATATTTTTAACTTAGTTATTATTTGTGGTTTGGGGCTTTTTCTTATTTGGATGGTCGTTTTCCTCATAGTGGGCAGCGTAAAAAAGAAACGTGAACGTAAGTTTTATGAAAGCAGCAGGGGGGCGAAAAAATGAAACGCTTTATTTGTTCTATCATGGCTGCGTCCATGCTGTTTTTAACCGCATGCTCAGACACAACTACAACACAAGAAAAAACTGACAGCAAAACCGTTTATATCACAGAAACAGGGGGGAAGTACCACCGCTGGTCTTGCCGCTACTTAAAAGACAGTTGCTACGAAATATCTCTGTCCAAAGCCATTGCCCGCGGTTACACCGCCTGCTCTGTATGCAAGCCTTAGTCCAGGCGTCCCCGCCGCCTCCGCAACGGCGGCGGGGACTTGCAGCAGCCACGCCAACCATCACGCATGTCTGCTGCGGCTTTACCGTAGCAGTTTTAAGTTGGGTCGGTCAACGCCAAAAAGGGAAAACCGCTGTTTTCTCGCAACAGAATTAGGATAATTGACCGCCAAAAAGGGGAAAAGAGGGAAAAAATGGAAGATACGTTAAAGGAATTGTGCCGCGAAGCAAGGGACCGCCAGAATATCACCATTCAGGACCTGGCAGACGAAACCGGAATTTCCATATCCACCATCGGAAACTTTTTTGCTTCCAAATCCAAAGCGCCCAACGTCTATAATGCCGGCGCCATCTGCGCCGCCCTCGGTGTGTCTCTTGATGAATACTTTGGGATAGAGCCGGTCATAACTACAGAAGATGAATTGACGCATGCCAACGACCAATTAAAGCATCAGAAGCAGCTTCATGACGCGGACGTTCGCATAGCTCACCTTGAGGGCAGCATGGAGCAGATGACGAAAACCATTGAATACCAGCGCAAGAAATCGCGGGACACAAAATTTGCTATTTATGGCCTTACGTTTTTGTGCGCCATGTTTATGGCTGTTATCGTGGGATATATCTTTTTTGACTACCGCGTCCCTAACCTGGGGCTTATTCAGGGCGGGCAGGCCGGTGTATTCGCATGGATCGTCTTTTTGCTGCTTGCCGCCGGCATCGGCATTTTTGCCTCCGTTTTTGTAATGTACTTGCGTTACGCAAAAAAGCACACGCCAAATCTCGACGTATAAAACATTTGTTCTATTTTACACAGACATTGTATATGACAAGTTTCTTGTTTTCAATAGACGTAATTCACAAGTTTCTTGTTGTTCTTTTGTGAGGTATCCCTATGTCCACTTGTATAAAATGCGGCGTCGAGCTTGTCCCCGGCGCCGTTTACTGTCACATCTGCGGGAAAAAGCAGGTCAAAGAAACCCGCAAATCCCTGAAGCGCCCCAACGGAGCCGGAACAGTCTATAAACTCTCCGGCCGCCGTACACGCCCCTGGGCCGCTGCCAAAAATCATGTGATCATCGGCTATTACGAACGGAAAACCGACGCGCTGGCTGCGCTGGAAAAGCTTTCCGGCAAACCGATCGAAGAAAAATTCAACATGACGTTCTCTGAGGTGTTTGCGGAATGGAAAGCAGAACACTTCCGCGAAATAGGTCCGAAGGGGATAGAAGCCTACGACATTTCCTATAAGGCCTGCGCCAGTCTCCACGGCAAGAAATTCCGCGACCTGCGTACAAAGGATTTTCAGGCGATTATCGACAGCAACATGGCCAAGTCCAACTCAACGCTGTCCAAGTACAAGCAGCTCATGACGCAGATGTCCCGCTGGGCCGTCCGTGAGGAGATCGCCACCACCGATTTTGCCAAATACGTCAAGCTCCCCCAGCAGGTCAAAAAAGAAAAAGCCATCTTTACGGATGACGAGATCGCGCTGTTGGAAAAAGACGGCTCCGATGCTGCCAAAATCGCCCTCATGCTGCTTTACACCGGTATGCGCATCGGCGAATTGTTTTCCCTGCCGCTGGTGGACTACCACGAGACGTATGTCATCGGAGGGGAAAAGACAAAAGCCGGTAGAGACCGCGTCATCCCAATACGTCCGGAGGGCAGGAAGTATTTTTCCTACTTTGCCGACCGGGCCGACGGCGATCTGCTATTGTCCGGCTACGACGGGCAGCGCATCCCCGCCAATTACCGCAAACGTGACTTTTACCCTCTGCTGGAAAAGCTCGGCATCCCAAAGCACACGCCCCACGCCACGCGCCACACCTACGCAACATGGGCAAGAAGCGTAGGCATACAGCCGGAAATTTTGCAGAAGATCATCGGCCACGCGAGCTTCTCCACCACCGCCAACATCTATGTCCACGCCGACGCAGAAAAACTAATATCAGAGGTGGAACGTGTTAGCAATTTGTCAGTAACCGAAAAAAACTAAAAAAGTCTTATGCAGTTTTACATTACAGTTTCATGTAAAACAATCGCCAAAAACCGCTTAAATCATCCAGAATAGTTGTAAATATTTGTGCACCATAATTCACACGCAGGAGGTCACTGGTTCGAGTCCAGCAGTCTCCACCAAAAAATCCCTGTAACAACAACTGTTACAGGGATTTTCTTATTTCCTATAAAACACGATTGCTAGTAACGTGTTAGCAACGTCAGCCCTTCTCCACCACGTGCATGCACTGCCGCAGCGCCTCTTTCACGTTGGGATCGTCGGTGTCCTGCATCATGCGCTCGATCACATCTTTGGCATGCCCATCGCGTGAATACACGTCATCGCGGCTATACCGGCCCATAGAGTCTCTTTTGCGCCGGTATGAGCTGCCGCGCCCATACGTACCACGGATGCTTGCATCCCAGTCGCCGCCGCGGGAATACCCATCCTCGCGTGAATACCCGTCGTCACGGCTGTACCCGCCGCTCTCAAACATGGCGATCTTATCAATGTTCTTGATAGAGGCCGTCAGCTTGTGGATCACGTCCAGCTCCCCGGTGCCCATCTCCTGCTTGCCGGCATACTCGGAAAGCTCGTCACACAGCATCTCGCGGATGCCAAAAAGTTCCTTCATGTTCATGTCGTCCCTCCTCTCACGCAATTCTCTCAACGGTCAGATTGCTGTTGGCAAAGTTGACCGCCTGCGTACTGGTGTTCTTCATGGCGACCGTAAGGCAGCAACCCTTCGGTACGCACACCTGCGCGGAAACGTAGATATTGAAATAGTTTTCCACGGCAGCAGGCGTCACCGTCGCTGTAGCGCTGGTCAGCGCCTCGCCGTTGACGGCCAGCGCGGCGGTGATGGCTCCCACGGTGCCGCCGGTGGGAATGGCGATGTTGCCGCCGTAAGTGACTTTGTACAGTGCTCTGCACTGGTTTGTCAGTCCGCGCAGCGTCACCACCCCGGCCCCCTCACGGTGTACGATGCACGGCTTGCTGTTGACCGCGGTTTCCGTCAGAGGCACATTCTGCCCTGCGGCCACAGTCACGATATTGGCGTTGGTAAACTCGGCCAAAATGATCACTCCTTTCAAAATAAGCGGCGGAGCTATTGCCCCGCCGCGTTGGTGTCAGTATCAGCACGGGGCTGAACAGTTCGGAATTTCCGAACAGCTGGTGCTATGCAGTTGTCAGCAGCCGCAGCAGCCGGTATAACTGCCGCTTGCCCACGGGTTGCAGGACGGGTAACTGGGAATGGGCGTGGGCCGCAGCTGGGAGATCAGGTAGTTGTTCTGCGCAGCCTGAGAAGCCTGCAGGCGCAGTTCCTGATTGGCGCTCTGAAGATCCTGCAGCTTGCTCTGCGTCAGGAAGTCCAAAATCGCGCGGGAATTGGCGTTCGCGTTCTCCACGATGTCCCGGGCCGCCGTCTGCACGGTGTTGCGGGTATCGCAGGCCTGCGTCGCCATGTCGTACCGCACCTGGGCGATAGCCGCCCGGTTCTCGCAGCAGCACTCCTGAGACTGCATCTGCATGGCGTTGAGCTGCTGCATCAGCGCCGCCTGCTGGTTTGCGCGGGACAGCTCCGCCGTAGCAAAGCCGCCATTGATAGAGTTGTTCAGGGCAAACGTGGAGTCGCAGATGCCGTTATTCACCGCGTCCAGCTTGCGCTCAACGGTGGCGAAGTCAGAGGCCAGCACATAACCGTCCATCACACTGCCGTTGTTGTTGCCGTAGCCGTTACGGCCCCAGCCGAACAGCAGGATGATAAACAGAATGACCCACCATCCGTTTTCGCCGCCGAAGCCGCCGCCCATCATGCCGGTAGGGGCCACAGGCATGGTCATGGTGGGACTGCCGTCAGTAATTGCCATTGTCGTCACTCCTTTCGGATAAAGATGTATTTCATCAAATCGTGGCCACGATATTGATCACAAAAGGTTTTGAAACTGCCGCGCCATCGCCTGTGCCCGGTTCAACTGCTCCTGCGTCAGCGCGCCGCTCTGCAGCATCTTCTCTACCTCTGCTTTCGGGTCGCCCTGAAAGCTTGTTTTGAACTGCTGGAACTTCTGCACCAGCTGTCCAAAATCCCCAAGCGGGTTCACGTTCCCGCCCATCGCCTGATAAAACGGATTACTCATCGTCCTCTTCCTCCTCCACCTTGCGCTTCTTCTTGGCCTTCATTTCGGCCACAATGGCCGCCAGCTTGTCCAACTCCGCCCGGGTCACATATTCCACCCCGGGGTCCTTTTTTGCTTCAGGCGCGTTTGCAAGCCGCTCCACAAGGTCGTATACCTTCAGCGTCGGCTTACCGCTGGCGTCGGCCTGCTTCAGGTACACCGTGGGCGCCGTGCTGTCCCAAAGGGCCACCGCCGCGTTAGGCGCCACCATCCAGCTCCTGGCTTCCTGTTCGCCCGATACCCACTGCACGCCGCTCTGCGGTATAGGGTTCTGCATCTGCGGCATCTGCTGGGGCATCATCTGCTGCTGCCTGAGCTGGCCGAGATTGTCCGGCATAGGCGGCATATAGGGGTTTCCGTAATAGGGATAGTTCATTCCTCATCCGTCCTTTCCCAAAAATACAAAGGTGTTTCGGCCCCGGAGTCCCACGTGTCATGCCAGTCTCCGTCTATCACGCACACCACGTGGGACGCCAGCGCCAGAAGATATGTACCACGCGGGTGCTCCCTTGCGAAGTCACCCACGGAATAGCTGTCCGGGTAATCCTCCGGGATAATATGCCGCCTAAATCCCAGTTTTTTCAGATACGCGCCCCATACATTGTTGGCACTGGGCATATCCGCCAAAGCCAGCCCCTGCATACACAGCTGCACATACGTCTCATGCCATCCCTGCCCCGTGGCCTTGCAGATGGCCCTAACCGGGCAATCCCCCACGTTTTTGCCCGCCGGGTTTGGGTTATAGCGCACGAACATCACGACCACCTCTCTTTACTGTAAGCATACAGGGATATGCCCATTTCAAAGTGGCGATAAAGTGGCTGATAAGTGCGCGTTAAAAATCAGTGCGTCTCTATTGCGTTTTTATTTATTTCGCCGTATAATCAGGCTATCCCCCCAACACACGCCGCCGTCCCCCTTTCGGCGGCAAATAAAAAGCCACACCTTTTCAGGTGTGGCTTTTTTCTGCGTTCAGCCCGTCTGCAATTTTTCGGTATGCCCTTCGCCGGCATCGTTTTACCACGTCCACAGACACGTTCATGCAAAATGCCTGCTCCACGCAGCTGCGACGCCGCACATCGCACTCCGCGATGCACTGGGCTTCCTCTTGTGGTAACTCAAAAGATTGGATCCATGCGATAGCCCTTTTGGGTGCCATGCCCTTCAGCATGGCGCGGATTTCCCTGTGCTGCTGGTTCATCCTGCTTACGCAGGCCTGCGGACCGCCTTGCGGCGGGATGGTGCCATAGGATGGTTGCGCCTATCGCCCGTTGCTCCTTTCTTTGTTTTACGGTGCCATCCACCGGTTTCTCAGTTCTTTCACAGAGTTTACGCCCTGCTCCTGCTTCATAATAGCCTCCACGCCCTGCCGCACGTCCGTCTCCTCATAGCCGTGCGCCAGCATCTCCCGGTAGATCAGGCGCGCCGTTTCGGTGTCCCTTTCTTTCTGCGCCCGGTACAGCAGCTCGCACCACCGTTTCTTGTTCCCGGCGCTCTTGTCCATGCGGTAGATGGCTTTTTCCATCTCAAACATCAGCCGCACATTCCCGGTCTCGCTGGCAATACTTCTGGCAATGGCCCAGGTATCCCGTCCCAGGTTCGCCACGCTGACGCCGAAGATCTTGCTGACCACGGTCAAGAACTGCTTGACGTTGTACGCCGCCGTTTTTTTGCCCTGTCCGTTGGCGCTGGAGATCATGGACTTGGTGGCCCTCACGATGTCGTCCACCGCGCCGGCATCCATGCGGTCTACGGTGTAGCCCTGCAAAATGGAGATAATGTCTTTGGCGTAGGGAATACGGCCCACCAGCGTGATGTTGCCCTTCACATTGCCCTGCAGCGTGATGTTCTTGACAGTCTCGCCAAAGTCCTTTTCCTCCCCTGTAATGCCGGTAAAGGCTTCCAAAACGCGCTCCCAGTACTTCTTGTCCTTGTCGTCGTCCCGCAGGCCGTCCACGATGGACTGCGCCAGTGCGTTCACCACGTCCGTCACCAGCAAAGCGCCCACGGCCCGCTTCAGCTGCTTCAGCGCCTTGCTGCGCTTCTGCGGGTTCGTTTCATACACCCATGCGTCGTAGGAACGCATCAGGATATTCAGGCTTTTCAGCGGCTCACCCATAAAAGACGTGGCCTGCCGCGTCAGCGCGTCGCTGTCCCGCATGATCTGCGTCCGCTGCATGATGCCGTCCACCACCTGCGTCTGGTCGATTACGTCCGTGAACACCTCCGCCACCTGCTGATAGTAGGCGTCGCTGCCAACCTCCAGGTTCGTTTCCGCCGCCACCTGCCACTCGCAGGCGTTCCAGATCTTGCCCCACGTCACCGCGTCGGCTTTCCCGGCCAGTGACATACTCTTGTCGCTCAGCCACTCCATAAAGCTGCCGTCCGTGCCGTATACCTCCCGTGCGATGGTGTACCGGCTGCCCTGGTCAAAACCGGACGTGTCCTTGATGCCCGCAATGGGCGCCCACTTCCGGGCCTTGTCCCATCCGTTGCCTTTGGTCACGCCGTTGCCCAGGCCCTTCGCCATGTTCTCCGGGTCCAGCACAACCGCCGCCCGGAAGTACGCCGTGGGCTGCTGGATGACCACGCGCAGGTTTGCACCCACCGCGGCGCCCTTTGTGTTGCCCACAATGCGCTCCACGGCCCTTGTGGTGGCGCTGGCGTTCTTCACCATGCCGTTCTGCACGTCCCGCATCAGGTTCCGCCAATAGCTCTGCGCCGCGTCGCCGTACACGCCGGACAGCACCTGCCGCACGTTCTTTCCGGTCAGGTTGCCCATGCTGTCCCGGTACCGGTAGTTGTACAGCCGGTTTATGTCCTCCATCGGGGCCAGCAGCGTGGCGTACTTGATCATGTCGCTGGCGTTCTGCGCGAACACGTCGTACACGCCGCCGATGTCCAGCGCGTTGCTGGCGTTGGGCGTCAGGGCCTTTGCGCTGCCCATATTCTTGATCTCTCTGGCGATGTCCGGTCCCTTCTCCACGCTGGATGCCGTGGCCTCCTTCGCCGTCTTGATGGGCCAGTAGTGCGCCTCCATGAACTTGCGGTAGCCGTACACCGCCATGCTGGCCTCGTTGCCCCACTCCGCCAACTTCGTGCTGGCCAACTTTTGCAATCCGTCCGCCACCTTGATCTGCTCCGGTGTCAGCACGGAGGTGATTGCCCTGACGTCCTCCAGCGTCAGCAGAATGTTCTCCGTCCCGCGGGGGATGGCTTTCAGCTTGCCGTCCCGCTTGATCTCCGGCTGCACGATGCCGCCCACCATCAGGTGGTTCATAGCCTGCTCACCGCGCTTTGCCAGGTTGTACAGGTTCATGATCTGCTCGTTGGTCAGCGTCAGCTCCACGCCACGGCTTGTGGTGAACGTGTGCCGTTCAAATCGGTTTTTGTACACGTCCGCATCCAGGAACTTTTTAGCCGCCTCCCGCAGCTCCGTCAGCATCACGTGCTCCCGGTCCTGCGCGCTCCGCAGCGTCCGGTATACCTGCATGCCGCCGTCGCCGTAGGCGGAGAAGAACGTATACGGGTCCGCCATATCCAGCGAGATCTTCCGGTTCCGCCGTCTTCGGCTCATGCTGCCCATCATAAGGCTGTCCGCCCACTCGCTGGTCCGTGCATACTTCTGGTTTGCCAGCGTCCGGTCGTAGCTGGTCAGCGTGGCCTCGATGGCCCGCACCGCGTTCCATACGGTCTCCAGCTCCGTCACGTTCATGTCGGCGATACGTTTTCCGCCCAGCGCCGCCAGACTGTCCAGCAGCCCGCCGCTGTCCAGCAAATCGGGGTCCACCACCATGTTCGCCTCACGGGCAATGATGTCCTCGTATGCCTTTTTCAGCTTCACGGCCTCCTGCGTCCGTCGGGTCGGGTCGCCGCCGGCGTTTTTCCGCAGCCGCCCGTTCTCGTCGTAGTTGTATGCGCTCTCCAAATTGATGTTCCGCAGCAGATCGGCCACCACCACGCGCAGCTCCTCCGGGATGTGCTTTTTGTCCGTGGGTCGCAGCAGCTTTTCGGACAAAGGCCCCGTGTGTCTGGCGATCTTGGCACGCATCTCCGCGGCGTACCGCTTCTCCCGGCCCTTCTGTGTCTTTTCGCTGTACTCCCGGCGCATCCGCTTCACCATGTCCCGGCGCTTTTCCCGCTCCTTTGTCAGCATTTCACGCACCCGTCCCACGGCCTCCTGCTTCTCCAGCTCCCGCCGGTCGGCAAAGGTTTTCTTCTGCCGCACCTGGTCAGAGATCATGCCGTCAATGATGTCGTTGGCGATCTCCTGAATGGCTGCGTCACGGTAGCTGTCAAAGGGATTTTCATAAATGCTGTCCATGCTGTCCAGCACATCCGCGATCTGCTGCAGCTTGTCCGCTTCGGTATACACGTCGCTGGGGAAATAGCCCTCGCCGAACATCTCCGTCATTTCCTCGTACATGGTGTCCACCGGCAAGCCCTCCGACTTGTTCAGCTTCAGCGTTCCCATGTACCGCTTGCGGAACTCGTTGTAGTGGTCCATTTCCCCGTTGAAAAGGATCTTCTGCCTCTTCAGGTAGTCTTTGATCTCCAGCAGCTCCGCGCCGTGCTCCGTCAGCTCCGTCGTGTTGTCCACGATGGCCGTCGCCGCGTTTCTGGCGTAGGGCATCAGGTCAGCCATGCTCACGTCACGCTTCATCACGGCCTTGCCCAGCGCCTCCATGTCGGCTTGAATGTCGCCGTATTCCACGTCGCTGCCGTACTTGCGTATGGTCTCGCGACCCAGATTTTTCACGTCCCGCAGCACTACGGACGGCTCCTTACTGATGCGCATTTCGCCCTTCAGCTCCTGCACCCGCTGCTCCAACGCGCGGTTGCGGCTGGACAGCACCGTGCGCTCCCGTTTCAGGTCCCGCACCTCCTGTTCAATGTCCGCCGTACTCCGCAGCTGATACCGGAACTGGCTCAGCTCAGATACCTGCGGCACCGTTCCGTTCTCAAAGTACGCCCTTATGTCGTTGATGACCTTGCTGCTGTGCGTTCCCTTCGGATATTCCGTGCTGGACACGGTGTTTCCGTTGGTGTCGTCCAGATCCAGTATCACCTCGCCGCGGTTTTTACTGATAAAGTCAGCCAGCGTGTCCAGCTGCGCCTTTGTGGGCATGACCGACAGATTGATGCCGCCGCTTTCCGGGCTGATGCGGATATTGCCCTCGCTCATAAACTGCACCATTGCGCCGCTGTAATCTTCGCCGCCGTAGTCAAGCCCCAGCGCATCGCGGATGTCACGGTGGTCCACAGTGCGGTAGCCGCCGGGGCCGCCATCATGCCGGCCGGAAAAGTCCAGCTTTGTGCCGTCCGTGGTGATGTACCCGGTCTCGTTCCAGCTGTACGTTTTACCGAAAAACTCCTTCGCGGACTTCACATGATCTTTTTTCTCCGCCTCCGAGTAAGCCTTCAGCGAAAACTTCGGCTTGACATTCTCGCCATCGGTGAGTATACTAATACCAGAAGCATTCCCCCGCTGAGCGCCGGAGTTTCCGGAAGAGCCGTTAATTTGGGGAGTGCTTCTTTCTTGCATTTCCCCGATATTGTAGACAATGCTCCCATCCTTACCCAGCGCAACGGAAATGCGCGTTCGATAATACTTTCCATCAAAATCCATGAAATACGCCGTTCGATAGTTCCAGCCGTCTTTTGCCATGTCACCGTGACGCCCGCCAAAGTCAAGGACAGTCTTTCCTCCGCGCTCAGAAACCTTAATGAGTTCGTCGATGTGAGCAGCCGCATTTTCTTTACGTTCAAATGCTTTTTCATCCATCGTTCGACCATTGTTGTCGTAAATGCTACTCAGCTTTCCGGCAGATTTACTTGTCAGGAGCAGAACATCGCCGTCCTCGGCAATCAGGCGAACATCCTCGTGATTGCGGATTTTGCCGTTGATATAGTTTTCCAGCTGTTCACTCCACGCCTTGGGGTCGTTGCCAAATAACACTTGTCTGTCCGCCTGAACGTATTTCATGCCATTGGGGAACTGCTTGATCTGATACTTTACACCGTCGCCCTCACCGGCGGCGGTTTTTGCTTTCTCCGCCTGCGCTGCCGCCGCGTCAAAAGCCGCCTGCCACTTCTGCGCGATGTCCTCCAGCTCACCAAAGGTCTTGCCGTAGGCATTCATCGCCGCGTTGTCTCTTGCCTTGCCGGTAAACATAGCCTTGACTTTGGCGATAAATTCCTTCAGCTCGTCCAGCAGCTTCTGCGCCGCCGTGCGGTTGTCCTTGGCAAACTGCGCAAACAGGTCCGTGTCCTCGATCATCCGCCCAGCGAAGTCCGCGGCGATCTCGTCCATCACCTCGTCCTGCGTCAGCGTTACGCCGGCTCTCTCTGCCGCCTCCATGTACCGCTGCACGACCTCCGTTTCCGTGTCCGCGCCGTTCTCCCGCATGCGGTACTCTATCGCAGCCTGCCGGAACGCCCGGTACTCGTCGGGGGAGAGATCCTGCATCCGGTGGGTGACCTCGTGCCCCGCCACCTCATAGATGGGGTTCGTGCTGTCCGCCGCGATCTGGATCAGGTTTTTCTCCCTGATGTACTGGCCGTTGGCCTGCCCATCCATAATGCTGTCCACGAACTCGATACGCACGCCCAGCTTCTTGCCGATGGTGTTCAGCGTCGAGGCCGCGCCCTTGTCTTTGGCGATGATGTACCGGCTGTAGGCATTGTCCGCCAGCCCGGCCCCCGCCGTGGTGGTCACGGAGGCTACGTCCGCGTTCTCCCGTGCCACCTGCACCCTGGCGTCCTCCAGTCCCGCGTTGTACGCCGTGTACCGCTGCTCCGGCGTCAGCATCGCCGCGTACTTGCCCTTAGCCTTGTCCGCCTCAACGCCGTTCAGTCCCGCGTTGTATATGGCGGAAAAGCCTGCGTACACCTCCGCGTCGCTGCCGCTTGTCTCTCGCACCTGCTGATACGCTCTCTGCCCCGCCTCCATAAAGCCGCCCACGGCTTTCTGTGTGCGCTTCTGCGTCCGGGGGATAGCCGTGGTGCGCTGCGTCTGCTCCTGCGCTGTCTCGCGGCTTGCAAGGGCGATAATTTCACGTTTGAGCTGGCTGATGGGCTTTTCCGTGTCCAGCTTTACCCCGGTGCTGGCCTCCAGCGTCTCCACGGCCACCGGGTCCCGTGCAATGGCCGCCGCCTGGTTGCCGGTGATCGTCTCGCCCCGGGTCACCGCCTCCACGGCTTCCGCCGTCCTGCCGTCCATCTCCGGCGCGGTGTTCTGCCGCACGTCTCGGTCATACTGCGCTCTGGCTGCGTTGTATGCCGCACGGTTGGCAAGGGTATTCACGCCCATCTGCCCGCCGCCCAGAATACCGCCAACCACAGCGCCGCCGGCAAATTCCTCCGCCGCTGCCGCCGGGTCGAAGATGGCGCCGTTGCCGATACCGACAAGGGGGTTGTCCCGTCCATAGACGGCGTTCTGCGTGGCGCGTTCGATCACGCCCTGCACCACTTCCTCCTTGCCCTCGTCCAGCATGGCGTCCACCCATGTTTTCCATGCGCTGCCGCCGTTCTGCAATTCACGGGGCAGTGTCTGGATACCGCCGCCCACTTCCACGGCGGCGTTCATCAGTCCGTTGCCGATGGCGTACACGGATGCGCGGAAATCGTCCGCGCCGTCCGCCTTTGCCTGCTCATAGCCGGGGCCAAATACCTGTGCAAAGGAGAGCTGGAAGTTCGGATCTTTCGCCATTGCCCGCATACTGCGGGAAATGGTGTTGACCAACCCGGAGGAAGCCGCCGCGTTTTCCGCCAGTGCGCCTGCCTGTGCCGCCGTGCTGGCGCCGCCGGTCAACAGCGCCGCAATGGCTTT